TTTCTTACAAATCAATAACCAATCGGTCCCTTGCTCTCGATTCTCCTTTGCTTGTTTTATCCAGCTCGGTAATGACCACGATTCTTGCCACTTACACTCTATGGAGAAGGGAAAGCGTTTTTTCGCTTCTCCAACTAATCTTATATCTGTCCCGGACTGACCCATTTCTCGGGAGGCTATCATTTCATCCTTTCCCCAAGGAATTCCGAGGATTTGGGAAATCTTTTCGCAGACCCGCTGCTGTAACTTTCTTCCTTTCGCCTTTGCGGATGAAATTTTGATTTTCCTTTTCTTCTTCATGATTTCCTCATCCCCGTCAATTCAATATCTTTACTAGTACGTGTCTTCTCCCAAACTGAATCGCTTCTGCTTGAGTCTCTACTGCTATATCAATGCGTCCTCTGCTTATGGCCACCCCCCTGTCTTGCACAACCCTTTTCCCGATTCCATGTATGTAGAGTTCTGTCCCAAATGGCAATTCTTTTCCTGCGGCCACTGTTACTCCCGGAACCACTGGTTCACCTGAGGCTGTAATTCTTGGGTCTCCTTCATAGCACATTCCTTCCTTCGCATTCGGGTCTAGTGGAGCGTACGCAGTAGCCTCGTATACCGACCACTTGTTCAGTTCGTCCTCAATCTTATTTAGACGTGTTTCAATGTCGGTTAACTTCGCCTCCATCTTTTCGATTTCTTCCTGCTGTGTTTGTAGAGTGAGGGAAATTTCCTGAAGACCCTGCCCTAGGCGAACGAATTGGATGAAAGGTATTAAGATGAGAAGGTATATCAAGACGAATAACATGATGTAACGTGCCAACTTCATCTGCGTTCCTCCTCTCCTATGCGCTCATTTACCAAAAGACCTTTGGCTTTCTCTTTTCCTCGAATCCTTCCTCAATCTCATTCCAAAGTTCAATGACAGCATTTCTCAACTCCTGTTCAAGGTTTTCCTCTTCAACTATCTGAATTGAACGTTCCAACGACCTATCCAGCTTCAGATCCTTAATGGTGTAAACAGTGCTTCCGGTATTTGTTTTCAAAAATCTCAAATTTGCTCTGATGTCATCAATTCCATAATCAAATAGAATATACACTTCAGCGGTTCGGTAGGGCTTCCACACTGATGATTTAAACACTTCTATTTCGGTATGGACACCAACTACTCTTTGATGCTCCTTACTCCGGATTTTCTTTTTCTCTTTTATCTTTTGCGGCGAGCCAAAGCGTAATCTCAGGCTGGAATAAAATCCAATCGCCTCGCCGCCGGGGCTTTTGTATTTCATCCCGTAAGGTCCAGCATCGAAGTTTTGGCGAATCTGGTTGGAGCAGACCATAAGGACATTCCTTTGGGTGATAATTCGGCAAGTTTTTCGCAATTCCTCAGAGAATTCCTTCGCTCGTCTCATCCCCATTTTATCGCTTTCTTCCATCTCCATATCAGTGGACAAGGCGGCAAGGGAATCAGCGAATACTCCATAGATAGTTCCTTTCTCAGCTTCTGCTTCAGAAACCCAATCCCGAACACTTTGGAATACTTCTGGGACAGTATTAGGGATAGTGTATTCGATTTCTCCGGTATCCAGTCCAAATATTCTGGCAAATTGTTTATTCAACCTAGCCTCCGGGTCGTGGAACATTACCTTTCCGCCCATACGTTGGGCATTAGCGGCTAACTGACTCAGCAATACAGTTTTTCCAGCTCCAGAAGGCCCGAATATCTCCACCAGAATTCCGAGAGGGATACCGCCCTCTCGGAATCTACCACCGCTGATAGCTAGGTCTAGCAAGGTTGAGCCAGTGGAAACGGTTATGTCTTTTCCATCATATTTAGATTTTTCCTCCGGTTCTTTTGCTAACTTTTCTTCCACCTGTTCGCTCAACTTTCTCCTTTTCATCGTATCAACCTCCGTTTATTCGCTCTCTAATGCCTCCAGACATTTTTCCCAAACTTCGCAATTATCGCAATCATCATAGCTGTCATTGTCTACTCCGAATTCGTGACCGTAGGGACATTTTTTCGCTTTAGCCGTAGCTTTCGGTTTTTGTCTTTTGGGCGGGGATTTTTTAGCCTTCTTTTTGTCATCTTCTTCCTCGGCATCTTCGTCTATGTCTTCATCTTCTTCGTCATCTTCCTCATCGTCTACTTCATCCTCGTCTTCCTCATCATCTTCATCTTCCTCTTCCATATCATCATCTATATCCTCGTCTTCCTCTACCTTCCTTTTCTTCTTCTTGACATCCTCGTCATCATATTCTTCATCCTCATCCTCATCTGGACTCATATTTCCGAAAAACATAGATTCAATGGTAGGATACGGGAGAATTTCCAACATATCATCCAAAGAAGGTATCTTCTCCAAAATTGACTCATCATATGGTTTTTTCCTTTCGATGAAATCAATCCTGGACACTTCTGCAAACTTGTTGGATCCGAATGTACCTTCAGCAAATCGAATTCTGAGAGTATACCCTTCTTCCAAATCTGGAAAGGTTTCATACTCCTCGTTTTCTTGTATCTCTTCATTGAGTTTCTCTTGAAATAAGAATTGAGAAATGTCCCAAATGTGAGGTTCTTCAGGGTAGTTCTTGTTGTTCTTGGGGATGACAACATAAAGATTTCTCATCGAGGGCTTCAAAGCTTTTACTGTATCATCGTCCCACTTGGCTCCATCTTTCAATAATTGAGCACGATATTCACAAATTGGACAAGGTTTTCCAACACTGCTGGGACAAACAACCGATTGATTATCGGGTCCGATACCTCTGTGCAACCAGTAGGGTCGTTTGTACCAAAGTTCGCCTTTAACTGCAATTCCGTATTCCTCATCGCGGTCGGGATGATTATCCCACGTTACAACATATGGAATGATATCAAGTTCAACCCGAGTTCTCGGCTCTTCTTTGAAGATATTTACGCCTTTAGGAAGTCTTAAATACCCATATTGTGAAACTCCTCGGGCTTGTTTTTCAGCGTTTCGACTTACAGCACCTTTAAACCTGCTTTTCTTCTTATTCTTTTTCATTGTTATCCTCTCCTTTTAATTTTGACATTTTTGTTTAGCTCTTTTTGTTCTTTCCTTTTGATTTGTTCATTCCATTCCCGTGATAAATCTCTTGGAGCGGAAGGACCAGCGAAATAGCTCACACTCAACAGCTTGACTAGGTTTTCTAGGGCAGTCTTCTTTTGGTCAATAGCTCTTACTGCGGCTGCCGCTACATCGTTTTCGTATTTAGCCTCAATGTATTTCTTTGAAGCCTCCTGATATTCAGGCTGAAGTAGAATGGTGCTAGCAATAGCTGATTCAGTAACCTTTAATAGTCCGTAATTTTCCGGGTTAGCTCTGATGTCCATTTCGAGTTTGGCTTTGATGAAATCCAGTCTCTCTTTTGCTTCGTCCATCGCTTTCTTTGTCTCGGCATGATACCTTGCATATTTATACATTAGGTTCGCTTGTTGTAACCATTCCACGTCTAGTGCGGTTTCGTTAATGCTTACGTCCTGTTCATAGTTCAAATCCAAAGTTATCCCTCCTTTTATTGTCATTTTTCTTACCGCTTACCCACCAATCCCAATAATCTTCAAATGTTTCCCATCCGTACTTCTCGGCAAATTGTTCTCTTTTCTTTTCGTAGTACCTTTTTCCTGCTCTTCTGTACGCTTCTTTATATTTTGGCATTTCTTCAAAGTCTTTTATTCGTCTGCTTGACATTGGACAACCAATACAGCCAACCCTCTTATAACCTTGGTCGTAAAGTTGATTGTAGCTAATGTTATAAATCTTGTGGAATTCCCATACCATTTCATCCGTCCAATCAATAATTGGATTACAAACAAATTTGTTGCGCTTATAGCAGCTTTCTATGATTCTTCGTGTATCTTCGTTATCGTTTGTCAAAATAATCCTTTCTTTTTTTTCTGGGGTAAATGTTTCATAAATACCTCTTGTAGTTTTTCTCCTGCTGCTTTCGGCCCATCTTACGCCCGTAACAACAAATCTGCCATCGCCTCCGCCTTCTTTTAGTACTTGACAACAATATCGTATAAGTCTTGTAGGATAACCTTTTTCTTCGATTAACTTCCACATACTTGTTGGCTCACCTTTATATCGGGGTTTATTGATGGTGTATTTAATTCCTTTTGCTTCTAACTCCGCCTTGCGTTTGCGAATGAATTTAACGGTGATCGGGTGGTCTACGGTTGTGTGATTGTGCGAAACTTCATAGGGTACTTCTGCAATTTCTGCAAGCTTTATGATTACATCGCTGTCCTTACCGCCGCTATCTGCTACATAAAGAACAGGAATTCCTAATCCTTCTGCCATTTCTGCCGCTTCTTTAAGCCTTGTAACAGCTTTGTCAATATAATTAACTTCGCCAAATAAGGTTTGTTCTATTAATTTAGTCATATCACTCTCCTCCAAACATCTTGACAAGTTCCAAACCCTTTTCTACATTGCTCTTTTTCTTGCTCTTTACCGCCTGCGCCACGAGATTCTCAGGAATACCATCAATGAATTCCTCAAATTTATCTATTACTCCCAAGTTCGTATTTCGCCATGGATTAGGACATTCGCCGCATCCACTAGTGTAGCAATTTCCTCGCTTTCTGCTAACCAATAAGCGGTATCTTTCTTGACTAAACATACTAAATTACCGCTCGTCCTAAAGTCGTATGGATAAGGAAAGACATGATGAGCACCAGGAACGTTTTGGACCATATCTAATACCTTTTCTATCAATGCCCTTCCCAAATCTTCATCAGAAACTTCAACCCTTATTTTCACTCTCTCCCTCCTTTTTATCTT